CAAATGAAGTTACTCCTAAAACAGTACCTATGCGTGTAAGTATTGGCAATATTGATCGCGGACCAAAAGAAGACGGTATTGAAGTTCGTGGTTCTGGCGCCGCAACTAAAGGTCGTATGGCTAGAGGTCCAATGGCATAATGAATTACGTACAGCTTCAGCAACTAATACAAGACTACGCCGAAAATACTGAGGCGTTATTTGTTCAGGACATTCCTAAGTTTGTCCAACAGGCTGAAACTCGTATATACAATTCAGTAAATGTGCCATCTTTACGCAAGAACGTAACCGGCACAATGACATCTGGAAACCAATATGTAGCACTTCCTATTGATTGGCTAGCTAATTACTCTATAGCTGTTATAGACCCAACTACTGGAATGTATAACTACTTAATTAACAAAGATGTTAACTTTATGCGCCAAGCCTACCCCTATGCCAGTAATAATGGTACGACTTATCAGGGTACACCTACTGGAACGCCTAAGTACTACGCTCTTTTTGGTTCTCAGTATTCAAATGTCAATGAAATGACCATTATGGTTGCGCCCGCTCCCGACCAAGCATATCCGGTTGAGATGCATTATTACTACTACCCACCTACTATTGTTCAAGGTATTATTGACGGTCTTAGCTCTATTACTAATGCTGGGTCGCTATATACACCGGGTGTATACCCAGAAGTGCCTTTAACTGGCGGAAACGGATCAAATGCTACAGCTACAATTACTGTAGGTTCTACTGGTTCTGTAACAAATATTACTATTAACGATGGCGGTGTTTTTTATGTGGCAGGAGATACTCTTAGCTTTAGTCCTTCTTCTATTGGTTCAGGTACTGGCTCTGGATTTACTGTAAACGTTTACAGTGTTTCTAATGCTACTGGTACAAGCTGGCTTGGCGATAACTATGATCCCGTGTTATTTTATGGCGCAATGCGGGAAGCCCAGCTTTTTATGAAGGGTGAGGCTGATATTATCGCTAACTATGAACAAAAATACCAAGAAGCCTTATTAGAATTTAGACGGTTCTGTGACGGTCTTGATCGTGGTGATAGTTATCGTGACGGCCAAACCAAGCTTAATATTAATCTTAAAGGTAATGTGGTCTCATGATTACCCAAACTTCTTGCACAATTTTTCAGCAGAATTTGCTTAACGGTAATGAGAACTTTACTACCGGAACTTATAAGATTGCCCTCTACAATGCGCTGGCTAATTTAGGTCAGCAGACTACGGCTTATACATCAGTAAACGAGGTTGTTGGCACGGGATATACGGCTGGCGGTCAGGTATTAACCATCTCTACCCCTCCTACCCAAAACACCCAATATAACGTCACTTATGTATCATTTAATAATGCCGTTTGGAATCCAGCTAGCTTTACCGCTAGGGGGGCATTAGTATACAATGCAACTACAGGCGCAGCATGTTTTGTACTAAATTTTGGGTCAGATAAGACTTGTACAACTAGCTTTACCGTGCAATTCCCAACGGCGAGTTATTCGTCCGCAATTTTAACCATTGGTACTACTACAAGTAGTATTAACTATAGCAGTTCAGACTAGGAGTAATTATGACTAAAGAATTTGTTGGATCTGGCGATTACGCTGTAGCAACCCTACAAGCTAACACTGCCACTAAAGAGAGCGTAGCTGCCGATGGTTACTACCATGTAGTTTGCCGTGATGCAGAAGGTAATGTTAAATGGGAAGATGGCTTTGAAAACCAAGTAGTTCAAGTCGGTAAGATCTTGGCTATGAACAACACTTTCTTTAGCGCTACTTCTATTGTTGGACCATACCTTGGTTTGATTAATACTTCTACCGGTTATTCTGCTACTGACACCATGTCTTCACACTCTGACTGGACTGAGTTTACAGCCTATACCGTAAGTGGTTCAGCACAACGCCCAACTGCTGTATTTACTACCGCAACTGGAAATAACGTAACGACTACCGGTGGTAACGTGGTTACAAGCGCTGCAACTGCAATTACTTATACTATTACGGGTTCTGGTGGTGTGGTAACAGGTTGTTTCTTAGTGACCGGCACAGGTGCTTCTCAGACTTTTGGATCTACCACAGGAACTTTGTGGAGCGCAGGTGGATTTTCTGTAGCTAAGACAACTACTGCTGGCGATACCGTAACTGTAACGTATAACACCACTGCAACAAGCTAAGAGGTTTAAATGACCTTCATTGTTGCAGACCGTGTCCAAGAAACTGGAACCGTAGCTACTGGTACTGGCTCAGTTAATCTGGCTGGTGCGGTAAACGGTTATCAGTCTTTTGTATCGGGCATTGGTAACGGCAACACAACGTATTACACCATTTATGACCCTACTGGATATACGTGGGAAGTAGGTCTTGGTACTGTTGTATCAGGCACTCCAAACGTATTACAACGTACTACTGTTTACTCAAACAGCGCTGGTACACAACCGTCTAAAGTTAGCTTTAGCACATCAAATACTTTAACAGTATTTGTTACTTATCCAGCAGAGCAATCAATCTACACGGGCGCTAGCGCTTCTTTAAACAAGCTTACGCTTACTGAATCTACCGCAACATTTTTAGCTACCGCATCTTCTGGAGTTATTACTTACGGAAATTTAAATTATTCAGATACCGGTATTTTTGGAGCAATGCAGCAAAACATTAATAGTTATGCGCAGTTTATTTTGCAAAATACTAATAATGGTACTCAAGCATCTACAGACTTTATTGTTAGCTCCGATGGCGGTACGTCTACTACAAACTACGGTGATTTTGGTATTAATAGCTCAACCTACTCGGCATCAGGAAGCGCATTAAACTCACCTAGTACTGTTTATTTATACGCACAAAGCACAGATTTAGCGTTGGGAACCAATTCATCTAATGCAATCCACTTTGTTATTAATAACTTAACTACCGATGCAATGACAATTAATGCTGCTAGTGCGGTGGCGTTTAACGGACAGTATGGTTCTTCTGGACAAGTTTTAACTTCGCAAGGTTCAAGCACACCACCAGTTTGGGCTGCTGGCGCTTCTAATGATGTAGCGTACTTTTTATCTTTTATGATGGGCTAATATGGCAACTTATGCAAATACTTCGTATGGTGTAAAGAACGTAGGTACTGCGGCATCTACCGTAATTTCTAGCGTAACAGCAGGAACGATTGCAATTGCAAGCGCTTTAGTATCAAATACCACAAATGCACCGATTACAACTTCTGTATACATTACTCGTAGCGCAGTAAACTACTATCTTGTTTATCAAGCCACAATCCCAGTCGGCGGTACGATTGAATGTATTCAAGGCAATAGAGTAGTTATGAATACCTCAGACTCGCTTAGTGTGCAAAATAGCGCCGCTAGTTCTGGGGATTGTTGGGTATCAGTCTTAACGGCACAATAATGACATACATCGGTAACAACTTAACAGTTCAACAGTACAGCCCGCAGATTGCTTATTTTTCAGGCAATGGCACAGCTACGTCATTTACTTTACCTAGCGCTGTAGTAAGTTCTGCTCAGATTATTGTTACTGTTGCTAACGTCATTCAAAACCCATCAAGTGCGTTCACCGTATCTGGCACAACCTTAACTTTTACTTCAGCTCCACCAAGCGGCACAAATAACATTTGGGTTGAGTATACGAGTTTACAGACTAACACTATTGCTCCAAGCCAAGGCACAGTAGGACCAACTCAAATCAATTCTAATTATGCTCTATGGAATTTAAGCGGTGGCAATATTAATTACACTTCTGGTAACGTAGGCGTTGGCACTGCTAGCCCAAGTGGTCCGCTAAGTGTTTCGTATTCATCTAATAGCGTATATAACACAGGTTTATCGGTTGTTAATTCAAACTCAGGTTCTGCTGCTGGTGCAGCATTTCAATTAACTAACGATGCTGGAAATCGTGCTGGGGGATATTTAACATCAAGTACTTGCCCATATTATGGCGGTGCAAATACATTTAACTTGGGTACAGTAGAAAGCATACCTTTTACCTTTTTAACAGGTAATTCAGAACGGATGCGTATTGACTCTAGTGGTAACGTTTTAATTGGCACTACTACTTCAGCTACGTATAAACTTAATGTAAACAGTAACGTAGGATGTAAAGGTGTTAGCGGTAATTTAAATACAACTCTAAGCGTAACAACTGGCGGCGCGGCTGGAAATTTTGCAGTTGCTGGGTTGATTGTTGTGCAAGGCGGCATTGCTGGAGCAAACTTTTGGGATGCAGTACTTTATCAATCTTTTGGTTCACCTACAGTACTAGGTTCATCAACATATGGAAGCCCATCAACAAGAACTTACGCTGGTAATGGTGTTGGCGGTTTACAAGTTTCGTTATCTGGCGGTAGCTCTGGAACTTATAGCATTAATTACATTCAAATATCAGGCTCTTAAAAATGGCTACTACTTATACGTGGGTTGTTAAAAATTTAAATGCAGACCAAAGAGGTTATGCTCAATCTATTTATCTTGAAATGCAAGGTACTGATGGTGTAAATACTGTTACTGAATCTGCTATTTCTATTTTTGGCGGTTCAGACTACAAACCTATGAATCAATGGTCACAGACTGATGTTGATAATTTTGCTTTGAATCAACAATATATCTTAGAGCAAAATATAGATACACAATTAGCTGTATTGGAGGCTAAATAATGTCAGTCTCAGTAATAGATGCAACTTCTACAGGGTCTACGGGAACCGTAATGGTTAGCGGTAATATGCCAGCTTTTTATGTTTATAACAATGCTGCTCAATCATTTTCAAATAGCACTTTTACAAAATTACAATTAAATACAAAAGTATTTGATACGGCATCTTGTTTTGACGCTTCTACTAATTATCGTTTTACACCTACCGTTGCTGGTTATTATCAAATAAATGGTCAAAGTGCTTTTGCTGGTTCTGCTTCAGGGTATGCACAAATAGCCATTTATAAAAATGGTGCAACTTATTTAAATGGTTCTGCTTCACCGAACAATACTCAAGTTGGCGCACAATGTAGTGTTTCGGGAATTATTTACATGAATGGCACAACTGATTACCTTGAGCTTTGGACATGGCAAGCATCGGGTGGAAGTTTAAATACTCAAGCTGCCGCACAATATAATTACCTTTCAGGTGTTTTAGTGAGGGCTGCGTAATGCCATATATCGGTTCTTCACCTTCACAGGTTGCCTTTTTAGTAGATACGTTTTCAGGTAACGGGTCTACAACCGCCTTTACTACTTCTGTAGCGCCAGCTAATACGGCATCTGTTCTCGTAGCAATCTCTGGTGTAGTGCAAGACCCATCAACCTATTCTGTATCAGGTACAACCCTAACATTCTCTGCCGCACCACCAAGCGGAACAGGTAACATCTCAGCCCGTTATCTTGGTATCCCTGCATCTGGCGTAACGACCACAGCCTATCGCACTATTACTGAGTTCACAGCTACCGCAGGACAGACTACATTTACCCCACCAAGCTATACAGTGGGATTTATTCAAGTCTATCGTAATGGTGTTTTGCTAGGCTCTGCCGACTATACTGCGACTAATGGTACTACTGTGGTTTTAACTACCGGCGCTACCGCTGGCGACTTAATTACTACTATTTCGTTCTACGTTTCTTCAGTTTTAAACGCTATTCCTGCAACTGCTGGTAGTGTTGGACAGACTTATTTAGCAAATAACTCTGTTGGTGCAAATCAACTTCAATCATCTGGCGCTGGTGCTATAGCTGGATGCAGAGCTTGGGTTAAATTCCAAGGCGGAACTGGAAATACTGCAGGAGTAATTTTGTCTTCGTTTAATGTATCTAGTGTGACCCTTACCTCAACTGGAAGATATAGAGTAAATTTTATTAATGCTATGCCATCAGCAGACTATGCAATATTGGTAAATACTTCTTTTGCTAATGGGACCACCATAAACGTGTTTGCAAACAATGATTCTGATGTTATTCCAACAGCAAGTTCATTTGGTGTGTGTGTTATAACACCAGGTACTGGATATGCAAGTTCAACATATGTTTACGCAGCCGTTTTTGCATAAGGATAAATAATGACTAATGCCGTAATAATTGCAAACTCAGCGGCTTCTCCACAAGTCACAGTCTATACATCTGGTTCTGGTACATACACGACCCCAGCTAACTGCAAATATCTACAGATTGAAATGGTTGGTGGCGGTGGTGGCGGTTCTGGTGCATATAGTTCAAGTGCTGGTAGTAATGGAGGAAGCACTACTTTTGGCGGAAATACTTGTGGCTATGGAACTGCAGGAAATCAGCTTTATTACATCGGTGTCGGTGGAACTAATACTGTTGCTTCTGGAACTACACAAATGGTAAATATTTCTGGGCAAAATGGTGCGCAAGGTGGTTTAGCTAATGGTAGCGCAGTTGGTGGTGCTGGAGGTTGCACTGCTTTAGGTGGCGCTGCTGGTACAGGTGGATATGTTGGTGCTGGTCAAGCTGGAATTAATGGCTCTGGTGCTGGCGGTTCTGGTTCTACAGGTGGTAATGGTTCTAATATTTCTGGTGGATGTGGCGGTGGTGGCGGAGGTTACTTAAAAGCATTGATACTTTCTCCAGCATCTACATACTCTTATGCGGTTGGCGCTGGAGGTTCTGGTGGTGCAGCTGGTTCTGGAGTAGCAAATGCTGGTGCTGGCGGTGCTGGTGGTAGCGGTTTAATTGTTGTAACTGCTTATTTCTAAGGTGTAAATATGCAAAAATACGCAATCGTAAAAGATGGTTTAGTAGTTAATTTAATTGAGTATGAATCTCAACCTACAACCCCACCTCCTGGATTTGATGAGGGTTATGAAGCTATTCAGTCTGATATAGCAGGTCCTGGCTTTACTTATGCTAATGGTGTATTTACTGCGCCACAACCATTCCCTAGTTGGTCTTTGGTAGATAATGTTTGGACACCACCTGTACCAATGCCTAATACTGGAAAACCTTGTTATTGGGATGAATCTGTTAAAAACTGGGTAACTCTATAATGGCACTAACTAAAGTCCAAGGGGGAATGCTTAATGCCGTTCCTCAAGTAACCGTTTATACGTCTGGTAGTGGAACTTATACGGTCCCAGCTGGTTGTTCATATCTTTATGTAAAAATGGTCGGAGGTGGCGGTGGCGGTGCTGGTGGCGGATATACTGGAGCTACTGGAGGCGGTGCCGGAGGCTCAACAACTTTTGGCACGTCATTACTTACTTGTACTGGCGGTGGTGGTGGTTCTTATGCAGGCGCTCCCGGTAACGGAGGAGAAGGCGGTCAAGGTACAGTAAATTCTCCTGCGGTAGGACTTGGATTAAAAGGTGGTTCTGCTCAAAATATTAGTGGGCCATTTAATGGTCCCGGTGTAGCTGGTACCGCCGGTGGTTCTAGTGCGTTTGGTGGTGCCGGCGCATCATTCGGCACAACTGCTATTCAAGGATTTAATGGCGGTGGCGGTGCTGGTGGTTACTGTACTACAGCGGGTAATAATTACAACGGAGCTGGTGGTGGAGCTGGGGGTTATGTTGAAGCATACATTACTTCCCCAGCAAGTTCTTACTCTTACGCAATAGGTTCTGGCGGTAGTGGTGGTACTGGGGCTTCAAATGGAATTAATGGAGGTTCTGGTGGTACTGGAATTATGATAATTACGGCTTACTTCTCATAATGTTTGGATACGCAGCTTTTGCTCAATCTCCTTTTGCTGCTCTTGGCGGTAATGCTTTTGTATTGTCTGCTACGGAGAATGTAAGCTTTGCTGATGTATTAGCTATTTCTGGTGGGTTTGCCCAGTCTGTAACCGAAGACGCTCAATATGCCGATAGCGCAACTATTTCTAGCGCTTTTTTAGAGTCTATTTCAGAAAACTTTAATTTAGCCGATACCGCTACAATTACGGGGCAATTCTCAACATCTATTACAGAACCATTTAGTTTTGCCGATACCCCAATGATTTTGGCAGGATTTTCTGAGTCTATTAGCGAACCACTAAGTTTTAACAACGCCCAGTCTATTACAGCTCAATTTGCTATAACCGCATCAGAAAACGTTAATTTTACTGCCGCACCAACCGTTACGGCATCGTTCCAGTCTTCTATTACAGAACCATTTGTATTTGGAGACATTATTAGTGAAGCTGGTATTTTCCAAGAATCTATTAGTGAAAACTTTAATTTTGCTGATGCTAATAGCGTCCAGTCTGCTTTTTTAGATGCTATTACAGAAAACCTTAATTTTGCCGATTCTAGTGCAACCCAGTCAGTCTTTTATAACACTATTACCGAAACGGCATATTTTGTTTCAAACCAAAGCGCCATAGCCAACCATTTCTATACCGTAATAGAAAACGTGCTTTTTGCAGATGCTAATACCGCCCATGCCAACTATAATGTAAGTATTTCGGAAAATGTGATATGGCTAGATGCAAATGAGCTTACTGGCTGGTTTGACATTAACGATAGCAATACCATTACATTTAACCCAATAAACAACACAGGATCAACAACTTGGACTAATATTGGGGATAATCAAACACCTAACTGGGTGGTAATTAATAATACACAATAGGATAGATCATGGCAGAATCGTACTCAAGCTCGTTAAAAATAACCCTAATTGGGGATGGTGACCTTGCCGGTACTTGGGGTGACACAACCAATACCAACTGGAACCTAGTAGAGCAAGCAATTACTGGAGTTGACACTTTGTCTGCTATGGGCGATTCTAACTATACCCTATCCAATTTAAACGGTACATCAGACGAAGCCCGTAACCAAACAATTATTGTTCCAAGTTCTACCTTTTTATCAGCAACTCGCTATGTTTATGCCCCGCTTGTAGCAAAATCTTACGTCATTTCCAACCAATCTTCTGGTGGGCAGTCTATTTATATTCAAGGCATTGTTAGCGGAACTCCTGCTGGTAGCCCCTTGCTTATTCCTAATGGGGTAACGACTTATGTATATTGTGATGGATCTACTGGTTTTTATGCTGGAGTAACAGGATCTGCGGGTAACTTTGTTGTAAACGGAAACTTCTCTGCAACCGGCAGTGAAAGTGTTACAGGAAATTTAACTGTTGGTGGAAACTTAAATGTAATTGGATATTCAAACGTATTGCCCTCTGGAACAATTATGATGTGGGCTACAAGCAGTGCGCCAACCGGCTATTTATTGTGCAATGGTCAGTCGGTCTCAACCTCAACATATTCTAATTTATTTGCTGCTATTGGTTATACTTTTGGTGGATCTGGTAGTTCTTTCTTAGTTCCTAATTATCAAAATCAAATGCCTATTGGCGCAAGTGGTTCTTATGCTCTAGCATCTACTGGTGGTTCAACAAGCATTACAACAAGCAATTTACCAAGCCATAGCCACCCTTTTAGTGCTAGTGGTACAACAGGTACTGGTAATGCAAATCTTCAGGATCCCAGCCATGCTCATGGATTAAGTAATGCAATTGGTGGAAATCAAGGTGGTAATCCGGGATTTGGTGGTGGGTCTATTTATTCTCCTACAACCGGTCTTAACTCTACCTCAAATGCAGTTACAGGAATCTATGATTCTGGACACGCACATGGATTTAGTATAAGCGGTACTACCAACCCAACTGGTTCTGGTTCAGCATTCTTGCCACCATATTTAGCCATCAACTTTATTATCAAAACATAATGAACGATGTAATTAAACAACTTCTTACTGGTAAAGATAATCAAACGCATGATTTAGGTCGTTGGACTTGGATGGTTGGGTTTCTTGCTGTGTTAGCGATTGCTATTTATGAAGTCATGCAAGCTAAGTCTATTAGCCTTACTGAACTAGCTGAGGCATTAGGTATCGTATCTGGTGCTGGTGGGGCTAGTGTAATGATGAAACAAAACTCGGAGCCACAGTGATGATTTATGGAACATACATCAAAGCTATATTACTTGTTGTATTTGTATGCGGTGTGTTTTTTGCTGGCTGGCATACTAGGGATAGGGATTTTACTATTTATAAAGATCAAGTCCGTATTGCAGCAGAAAAACAACAAGCAGAAAACGAATCAATCCAGAAACAACAAGCATTAGTTACCAAAGGAATACAAGATGAATATGATGCGAAACTTACTCTTTTGCGCCAGTATTATGCTAACGGGGTGCGCTCCAACAATGGTTCCAGTCCAATGTCCGGCCTTTCCTCAACCACCAAGCTCTCTGATGCAATCGCCGCCTACAATCAACTTGCTTCAGATTGCGCAGCCACAACCCTCCAAGTAGTAACGCTCCAGCAGTGGGTTAATGAACAGTTGAGTGTTAAATGAATAAAGAGCAATTAGCCGCTTGGGTTACTTTGGTCGCTACTTTTACTTTATGCGTAACTGTAGTGGCTATGGTTACAGTTTTTATGCTAGGTTTTTTTGACGCTCAAGTAGATAACAACAAATTATTTGAAATAGTTGGACCCGCTTTTCAAACTATTGTAGGCGGTTTTATTGGATTAATTACAGGTATTAAAATAGGTTCCAACGAATGAAACCAGAACAATTAACAGCGCTTGGTATTGACGCAGTAAAATGGTATACCCCACTAATAGATATGTTTGCTCGGTATAACATTAATACTACGCAGCGCCAAGCTTCTTTTATAGGACAGTGCCAGCATGAATCTAATAATTTTAGAACTCTGGAAGAAAACCTTCATTACTCCGCTGCTGGACTTATGCGT